AACTTACAGTTTGGACTCATGCCAACAGTGTCGGATCTTCAAAAGCTGTTTCAGCTTTTGATGTCTCCGCGAGCGAATGACTTCATCAGACACAATCTTGATGAGGAATTTCGCGTGCGCAAGGTTCTGGATAAAGGTGAAAGTACAGTAAATACTAATCTGACGGGAACGTCAGAGATGTATACGCTGTATCAATACCTTTCTCGGAACGATAAGGTCACGAGCACTAGAACGCAGTCCTACAGGATCTGGTCTAGTTGCACGTTTAAGTACTATCAGGTCCATCAGCTTCAAAATCTGATTTCAGATTTAGAGAAGCAGTTGGGAATGGGAGTGATCCCTACCGCGATAGACTTTTGGAACCTTATTCCCTGGAGTTGGTTCGTTGATTGGTTCACGAATTTTAACGATGTCGTGACCAATCTCTCCTACCTCGGGAGAAGCGGACTGCACTTGCAACGGGGTTACATCATGGGTACCTTTAAGGATGAAGAAGTTCTTCGCCATACAGGTACTATTAATGGTGTCCCTTATGACACGGTAGGAACGATCAGTTATGAGCGTAAATATCGTGTCAGAGCAAGTCCCTTTGGTTTTGGACTTACCTGGAAAGAGTTTAATGCTTTCCAGACGTCCATCCTCGGGGCCTTGACAATCTCAAGGCTTCGTTTCTAAGTCACTCTCACAAGGAGTGCGGCCTTAGATCCCTTAGGCAAGGAGTAACTGCAACCCATGGTTACGGTGTGTTGCCTTCAGAAAGAGTCCTATGTTTTCAGATCCCCAGTCCATCACCATTGCTGGTGCTGCCAAGTCCCTCCCGCGCGTAAGCTCGGGAGATTTCAATGGTCAGTTTCGTTCCCCTGATGGGGCTTACGTACTGACCGTGAAGCACACTTCAGGTAAGCGGGAACGGTCGGTGGCTCGTCTGGATGTCAAGAAGGTTGGAACCAACCCTCTTGATCCGACGAAAAACCTTCCGTATTCCGCATCTATCTATTCTGTGCTGGACGCTCCGGCCGGCGGTCAAGGTTTTACGAGCACTGAGCTCGAAGACATGACCAAGGCCATGACGGCCTACCTCACACCCGCCAACGTAACGAAATTCGTTGGCAAAGAGTCGTG